TAGATCATTGTACACACATAAAGCCTTTACATTACTTACAGTATTAGCTCCTTTAGTTGTACTGACAGTTAATACATTTATAAAACCATCTGTATTATCTACTTCTTGGGAGTTCTCAAATACATTATTGTAGTTTTTTTGTTTAGCGAAACTACTCCCATTAATTGTTAAATTTATATTACCTTGTGCCATTCTTGCTCCTTACCTTAAATGATATTTAATTGTTGCGTTTATTGTGAAATCTGAATTTACTGAGTCTGACCTAAAGAAAAACATTAAAGCTTTTCCAGCATCTATATTTGCTGTTGATATTGTTAATTGTGAATAGTATGATTGTTCATAACCTAATCCTGATACATCTGCAGAAGCTGCTACAACTGCTCCATTAGATAAATCTCCTGATGTACTGCCATTAGAACTATTTATATCATAAGAAAGAAGATGTGTCCTAAAAGTATCATTTCCTGCGGCATCTCCACCTGCCCAATATATTACCCTATCAATTGTTATATCGTCACATAGATACCATAATACTCCTACCATATCATCAGCACTATCACTAATAGTATATGATGTTGAAGGGTCTGTAGAAGTCCCACCACTAACTAAAGCTTGTGTTTGTATAGAATTAAATGGTACAGCATAATGTGTGTCTGCTGAAGCACCTGCCCATACAGTATTCCCACTGCCAACACCAAAATGTGCATATTGAGTATTTACAGAATGTTGTCCAATCCCTGCTTTAACTAGATCATTAGTAGAGTCTACAGTAACAAGAGCATTCCCATCCGCATCATATATAACAGTATTGGTAGTTGAATCAGCAGAGGGCTGAACCTTTAAATTTCTTTGAGATAAATATAAAGATGTTCCATCTCCATCACCACAAGTAATCTGTTTAATTGTTGTACTTAAACCTGTATTACTATTACTTGTATGAAGAATATCCTTATAAACATCTTTTATACTACTACCTGTAAAACTTGCCATCTATTTACCTTCTTTCTTAATTTCTTTTTCTTCTTTCTTCTTACCTTTTAAATAACTTATTATGCCTATACATTGTAAATACGCAGTCTTATGTTTTTCAGCCTCTTGTTCATACTTAACTATTTCTTTATCGTAATCTCTCATATATCCTCAATTTAACTTAAAATATCCCATTTAAATACAATTGTTATATTAGTATCATAGCTAATAGATGGTGTAGATAAATAAAACTGATAACATTTTCCTTTTGTTAAAGGACTATAATCTGAACCTGTAGAAGGAGATGTCATATCTAACTCTTGATATGTATCATCTGCAATATCTACAGCTGTTTCTTTTCTGAAATGTGTAGTACCTGGAATTTCTGTACCATCATCAGCTTCTAATACTCTAAAACTAATATTGCCATCTTGTGCTACTTCTGATCTAAAAGTTACTTTTTCTATAGTACAATTATATGGAGTAACAAATCCTTGATATTCATTTCTTCCTGTTGTTGATGTTCCTTCTATGATATACCCTGTCATTGGAAGATAAATAGCAGTAGCTGAAGCATAATACCCAATAACTTTAGTTTCATAATGATACTTACCTATTCCAATTATATCTTGTCCACCTTCATCTGTATAGGAAAGTTCACATCTAGAACCTGTTTGTACCCATAACTGACCATATCCTACAGTATCCGCACTTGCATCTGCTTGTTCAGCTATCTTTAAAGTTCCTAAAAGACTTGTAACACCTGTATCCACACTTTCATCTAGCGACAACATTTTATCTCCACCTACATAAATATCCAATACATCATCAGATGATTCTGTTATATATGTGTGTGTACTTCCATCAAAATATAAACCCCAAGTTGCAGGAATACTTAACCTTGATGTAGATTCATCAATCCTTAATGTAGCGTCACCCCCTACATAAAAATCTAATATATCATCTGATGTTTCAGTTAAATAAGTATGACCACTTGCTCCATCAAGTAAAACTTTATCAGTAGCATCTACTATAAGGTTTGTTGCAGATAAAGCTGTTGAAAAGTCAATTATATCATCAGTTGTAGCATCTATAGTAGTGTTATTTTTTAATAATATATTACCATCGCCTGCTAACTCAAATACCTTTGTATTTTCTACATAAAACTCTAAATCATTATCAGAATCATTTAAAGTTATATAATCCTGACTATCACTTGCATCAAATATTAATTTCTGTCCAGCTTCTATAAGTATGTTACTTGAATATGCTGTTATAGTTTCTTCGCCTACATTCAATTGTTTAAATTGTATAAACTGTTCGTTTCCCACATATAAATCAAGAGTAACATACCCTGAACCTGAATCTGCTACAAAATATGTTGAACCTGCAAAGAAATTTTCAGAATTGTTATTTAATACTAATGGTTCTGTGTCATTCATATAGATACCGCCTGTAGTCTTAATATTGCCAATAACTTGTTCTATATGTAAATCTGTATTTATTTTAGTTTCTGTTTCTGATAATTCTAGTCCTGAAGTCTTGTTACCAATTAATAAAGTTTTCAAATCTGAATCCAAATTTGAGTCGTTTAATAAACCTATAGGGTTTTTCCTTTTTGGTTCAAAATCATCAACTTTACTATTTCTTAAACTTCTTGCCACTTATTTTTTTATCTTATCCACGATAGGTTTTAAAACCATATCCCAAACTAAATCATCTTTTTTAGATGGACTTAGTTTGATCGCTTTTTCTAATACATATAAAGCTAATAAACACCATTCCCAATTTGCTGTAATAAATGAAAACATATTATTTTCTCCTTTTCTCTAATTTTTTTAATTTAACTTTTAATGTTGCTACATCTTTTTCAAGCTCTTCTATATACCTACCATACTTATCTAAAGCTTTTGCATGAGCTCTAACTTGAAGATCTAATTCATTATCTTCTTCTACATACTTTCGTAAGTTTTTTATCTCTCTAGCCTTCATAATTTTCTTTAAGGCTACATCTATTAATTTTTTAGCAACAAAACCTTGGATCATAACACTCCTTAATTTTTATTTTCGTAAATAAGTATTATACCGCCCATAAAGACTACAATAAACCCTAACAAAAATGCGGTATGTCCCTCCAACTTAGAATCTCCAATTAACACCTGTACTTATATTATATTCTTCCCTACCATAATAACTTAGACTTATACCCTCAATAAAAACCCCAATATGCTCACTTAGATTAGCTCCAAACAGAGCGCCAATGTCATATTGTATGTCATCTCCATCATAAGATTTCTCTGTCAAACCAACAGTCGATGGAAATGCATTAACCCATAAATGAGAGTAATAATTGTCACTCCCAAAGTAAAAATCTAAACCTACAGCAATACTAGCTTCAGCTTGCCATTGTTTATCTTTATTTTCATGGTTGTATTGATTTATAATATTTGGCATATGATATTGATGAAATTCTAAATCAGAATATGCTATAGGGTTACCATTTGGGTCTGTCCAATAATAATCAGCTCCCTCTGTATAGTATACCCAATAACCTTCCTCTGTATATTCATCAGTTTCAATCCAAATATAATAGCTGTCTATTTCATTGTTTTCGTTTAAATCATTAAGGGGTACTAAAAAATCTTCATACCCATAATCATAAGCTAATTCCCACCAGGATCCATTATAATCTTCATATGGAGGATGTCCATAAACAGGATGTCCCATTATATTTCCACCAATTGATATTATAGCTGACCCCAAATCAAACTTAAAACGACCATCAATAGACGCTAATTGTAAATCTCTACTTCCTTTATCTAAATATTTTACTTTAGTAACCAATCTTTTATCTGACCATTTAAACCAATATTCCTGATCAGTAAACTCATGTCCCTGGTTTCTTATTGAACTAGCGGAAATAAGGTATTCTAATCCATCTACAGCTCCAAATAAAGCATTGTCACTTAATTGTTTTTCGTCCCCTTTATAAAAATTATTCTTAACTTGGTATGGAAATAAAGCTATCTTTCTAACTCCCAACGAATATTTATAATCATCATCTAAGTTTAAATCCCCATTGATATATGGCGTAGAAATCGAAGCAGAAGTATAAATAGTTGAATTATCAAAAAAACCGCCAAAGCTATAACACAAAGACGATACCAAACATAGAAAACCTCTAGCCAATCTTTCATTCATCAAAACCTTCCTCCTGGATTTCTTTTCTCAAGTTTATTTAATCTTGTTTCAAAAGATTTTATATTATTTGTCAGATTATCAAGTTTTAACTCTATTCCTGATAAATCTATTTGGGGAATATCTATTTCTTTATCTTTTAGTTTATTAAGTTCTTTTTTAATATACTCAAGATCAGATGCTAATGGTGTAAGTTGTTTAACTAATTCCTTTATTTCTTTAAACATTTCATCATATTCATCTAATTTATATGATATTATCTTTAAATCACCAGCTCCCTTAAGACTATTAAGTTCATTAACAACAAACTCATACTCCATTCTATTTGGAGAATTATTTGATTCTATATCATTTAGTTTGCCTGTAATGCTAAAATAAGTTGCACTAGCAGAAACTAATACAGCACCTATCGTTACTAAAAACTTTAAATCAAATGTAAATTTACTTCCTTCTCCTATTTCAGTTGCCATAGGTTTCTCCTGTTTTATTTCCTTAAAACTTTTAGGCTGTTCATTTAAAGCTTCTGTTACTTCATCAACTGTAACATACTTTTCCTCTATAAGTATTTTACCTAAAGGAACAGATCTATCATACTTGATAGCTTCTTCAGATTGTTTCCTTAAAGCTGCCTTAAGCTGTTTTTTATTTATATAACCTTTTAATAAAAGTAAATCTCCAATTTTCATCCTTCAATTAACTCTCCCCATAAACTTGTTTTTCCTTTTATAATCTGTATAATATGGACTGTAAAATGTCCACCTTGATAAAAATCAACTATCGCAAAAGCATGAGCCCAATTAATTCTTCTATTACCAAGCCACTCATTCTTACTAGCTGACATATCTTTTAAACATCCAATTGACCAAGCACTCTTAGGTCCATCCATATGTGTAGCAGACATTTGCTGCAAATCGTGCCAATGTCCATACATTATATTACAACCCAATTTTCTTAAATGGTTTGAAGTATGGTATTGACCTCCATATTGATGTCCATGATAAAAAAATAGTTTTCCAATTTTTAAATGTTTACCAAAACGATAATAAGTATATCCTCGTTCTTTTAAATTAACTGCATTGGCAAACTTGTATTGTGGTATATATGGATATTTTTCAACTACCATATTTAACCAATTATCATGGTTACCCTCAGTAATGTATCTCTCTTTAGTGTTAGCTTTATCGAGAGATTCATCTACTTGATCCATACAATTGTTTACATCTCTTACATCTTTTTCAAAATCTTTTATTAAGTATTCAAGAGGTGGTGCTTTCTTTCTTTTAAATCTCCACGCACTAAAAGCATTCCATTCTCCTATATCCCCTAAATCTACATAAATATCTGGCTTTACAATTTCGATCGTTTTACATAAGACATTAATACTCTTCTTGTCATGTAAAGGAAAGTGCTTATCAGGTGTGACAATCGCCCTTTTTACAACGCCTTTATCACTCATTTAACCTCTTATTATGCTGATTTTACTTTTGCGACTATATCGCTTAATTCTTTTGCTCTATTGGGACTGTCTGAACGAGCCCATTTTGAATCGAGCATTTCCTCCGCAGCTTCTTCATATTGTTCTGTTTCCAATAAATAAATACTCTTCTTAAAACGACTAAAGCCTTTTATGCCCAACTGATAAACAAGATCTAAAACTACAGCCTTTATCATTTTTGGACTATCTTTATACCATTGAAACACAATACGAAGCCTTGAATCTAATTTTTTTAAATCTTCTAAACACCACTTTTCCCCTGTTTCTTTGTCTACATTTAAATAATCAACTCTTTTTCCAAAAGCCACAGTTAGGTATCCAGCAGTACAAGTATATGGTTCACTTCTAAAGCCTTCGTGTTTTTTAACTAATTCTAATGCTTCATCTAAATAATCTTTACCAAAACGCATCATTTTTCAGAGGTAGTTTTAGGTTTCTTTTTAGGAACTTTTTTCCATCCTTTTTCTTCAAGCCTTTTAATTTTACTTTCGGTCAAGTCCTTAGAGTCAAATGTTTTTCTAACTCCATTTTTACCTCTTCTTGTACCTGTATATTTATAAATGATTTTTGACATAAGTTTTTACCTTTTATTTAAATCCAGGGGGGTGTTTCCACCCCCC